CGGCAGCAGAAACGTTAAAACAGTTGGAAAAGATACTAGACACATGGGTGATCGACTCTTATTTTATTGTTCGAGAAAAACATGAAAAAGACGGAAACCATATACACGCTTTTATAGAACTGGACCGCAAGTGCAATATCACGAGACAAGACTACCTCGATTTAATTGAAACCGAAATCGACGGCAGAGAAAAGAAGATTCACGGAAACTATCAATCAGCCAAAAACCCAGAAGGTCTTCTGAGATATTTGTCTAAAGATACTATGGTGAATGAAAATGATTTCGTCATATCGAAGGATTTAGCATCACGCTTATCCAAGAAGAAAGGAATGGAGGACATCGACGTGGCCACTATCCGACTGGCGAAAGAAGGAAGAATCGAGGATGCTATGGGCCTGATTGAAAGATACAGGCCAAAGTCTTATGCCAGATCACACATGAGCATAGAAAGATCCTTCAGAGACATGTATCAGAAAACAAAACAAATAAAACCGAAGTACAAAGCCAACGACTTCACAGTCCCGCAGGCCTTGGATGACTTCTTAAACGAACAGAAAGAAAACCAATACGGAAAGACCATCATCATCTTCGGCCGACCAAACACAGGGAAAACCCAGTTTGTTCAAACTTACCTAGATAATGAAGATAAAAGATATCTGTATGCCAGAGATCTCAACGACCTTGCAAAATTCGAAAACAGTGTCCACGAATTTATCATCTTAGACGACTGTGACAAGCTCTCAAATCTGAGTAGGGAGGCTATTCTTTCCATCCTGGGAGCAGAGGATCAAGGATCGATAAGGATCCTTTATCAAGCCGTGCAGATACCCTCTGGAACCGGAAGGATCATCATCTGCAACGAGCTGGACTACGCCATCCCATTCTATTTTCAATGCCTTCCGGAAGTGAGAAGACGGTTCGTTTCCTTCGAGATCAAAGACTCTCTGAAAGCGAAGAAGCAGTCTCTCTTGACTGAAGCAGATCCCTACGACAAGCTGGTATCTCCCACAGACCAAGAGAGCTATCCCCCGGCAAAGGGATAGAAAGAAAAAAGCATCCTCACCTCCCGTTGAAGGAAGGTTTCGGGTTGTATCCTGGAAGGATACGGGTTGTATCCTGGAAGGATACGGGTTGTATACCCAATGAAGGGTATACGGGTTGTATCCCTAAGGGGATACGGTAAAGCAGTTGTATCCCTAAGGGGATACGGGTTGTATCCCTAAGGGGATACGGTAAAGCATTGTATCCCTAAGGGGATACGGTAAAGCATTGTATCCCTAAGGGGATACGGTAAAGCATTGTATCCCTAAGGGGATACGGTAAAGCATTGTATCCCTCGTATCCCTAAGGGGATACGGGAAAGGGGATACGGATAAGCACAAAAACGTAAAGCCTTGTATCCCTCGTATCCCTAAGGGGATACGGGAAAGGGGATACGGATAAGCATAAAAACCACGTAGGACTCGTCGGGTCTGGGAGACCAGGTGTTCATACGCTTACTTTCGGTCTTCGTACCTCAAGCTAAGCTTTCATTCACCTCCTCGGCCTTCAGTTCAGGTAGATACACACCCATTCCACAGAATTCCATGGCGCTCTCTACGATGTCCTGAAGGCTAGATTTGTAACATTACTCATCTATCCTACGTGTAAGAAAATAAAGAAAGGAAAGAAATATAAGAATATTAGTAATAAGAATAAAGATGACGACTAGACGACAACTCCGTTGCTGAATTAGAGGTTACACAAGATAATATTGGTTATGGACCGATAGACTGAATGAAATACAGATTGAAGAAAAATGAAGAATAAGACAACGAAAAACAAACAAACAAAAACTAAATTCAGAGTGAATGCAAAGAAGTTGTTTCTGACCTATCCACAGACAGGGGTATCGGCAGCAGAAACGTTAAAACAGTTGGAAAAGATACTAGACACATGGGTGATCGACTCTTATTTTATTGTTCGAGAAAAACATGAAAAAGACGGAAACCATATACACGCTTTTATAGAACTGGACCG